GCTACAACTAACCACATCTCCCACCACTGTATCACAGATACCCACCTGACTTGTCCATTATCTCTTTAGCTTTGGACTCAAGAAACTTTATGAATTGGGTTACCTTTGTAGTTCCCTCGTACATTGGTAACCCCAAGTTCATAGTCTTCTCGAACTCATCGTGGTTTACTACATCGTAGAGTACTTCGACATTACCATCCCTAGTCAGGAACGCTTCAATCGAGAACAGTTTTGCTTTGACTTTTGATTTCATTGATCGGCTCTAAATTACTTATTGGTAAATTATAACAATCGGTTCTAAACGTAAAACCGTTGCTTGGGTCAACTTGACCTTTCTTGTATCTGGTAGCTTTATCGTAGTAATCTTTCTTAGGTATGCTACCTAGAATCCAAGCCTTACTGAGATCAGTCAGTATCCTCACGAACACATAACTGTCACAGTCCTGCTTAGTTCCATGAGATGCAACTGAGCAATCATAGTTTGGTTGTGGTCTAGTATTACACCGTTTGGTTTTTACATCAATTCGGTTTCCGTCTTTTACTAAATCATAATTAACTGTGTTCGCTTCAGTTGCCCCAATGGTATCAGCTACAATTATCTCGCCTATCGCACCTACTATATTGCTAGTGCCACCTGTAATACTTCCCTGCAGTATGCCAACAGAAGAAGCCTTTTCCCTCGCATGACGCATATAATCTTCGCTGATTGGTATCTCTATCATTAGCTTGAACTCAAGTCTACAACTTCGCAGGCATCTGCAGTACAAGCCAACTCACGAGAACCACTCGTATTGTCTTCCTTTTCATACAGTGAAAACTTATCCCAGTCAAGTGAAGCAGGTACACGACCTTTCCACTCCAGATAATCTTCAGACTCTATGTCTTGGTACGGTGCTTGTTGGTAGGTATGATCGGAGAATGGTAAGAACGATATGCCAGAAGCGATATCAAAATTATCATACAACCAAGTACCCACCTCCATCCATTCCTCTTCCTTCACAGAAATAGTCACAGACGGTTTGTGTTCACACCAGTTAAGTGCATAGATTTTCCACAACTCAAGTTGCTCTATTGCACTCATCTCAGTTCTAGTGATAGCACCACTAGGAGATTTCATAGGAAACGAGAAGACAGTAACACTATCAGGTTTTGTGATATCAGGCTCAAAGGGTATTCCCTCTTCCTTCATAAACTGTGTTAGTGGGTCTTTGTTATCACCACGTACAGTCCTGATATAAAACGGATTGTGTCTGGCATGAATACCTGATGCAGAATCAGTCAACTGAGATACAGTACCACTTGGTTTTACACATGTGATAGCTGTGCTTCTTGGTATCCCTATCTTATCTGCATACTCCTTGTTTGTATCCACTGCTACTTGCTTCATTTCTTGTAGCCATATCTTAGAGTCAACGTGTCTAGCTAACACAGGATGATCCATGATCCCCGTGAGTGACACACCTAACAATCTTTCCTCTTCAGTGTTTGTTTTCCAAATCTTTCGCAGGTACTTTAAATCTGTGAGAGTTGATTGGAATGTACCTAACATGGTAGCAATCCTAACCTTAGATCGTAGTTCCATTAGGTCATCAGTCTCTCTGACAACAACTTCAGATAGGTTACAGAATTGGTAAGGTCTGAGTATTATCTCACTGCAAGGATTAGTTCCCCACATGTGACCTGTTTGTCGTCTACCATTCTTAGCTACCTGATCATCTGCAGCCTGTCTGTTAAACATACCTCGTTCACCTGACTTAGATTCATACAAAGCTAACCATTCTCTCATGTACGTTTCCATACTAGGCTTGCCCTTGTAAGATACAGAGTTGTTTGCTAAGGCTCTTTGTCCTTCGTTCTCCCACCATTGACCAGTTTTAGCGTGTGCCATCTGATCATCATTAAGATTAGATAAGCTGATTAGAGCAGATCGTCTGACACCACCTACAACTACAACTTCTCCTACCTTACACATAAGATCGTGACACTCAATAGGAAATAACTTTCTTCCCTTAGCACTTTGAAACTTCTCTATGGTAAACTTAAATAAGTTAACGAGAGGGTCAGCACCTGATGCACGACCACCCATAATTTTTAACTTTGCACCAGCAGGTCTAACCTTAGACACATCCCACGATGGTATCATACCTGAGTACAACAAAGCTACTAACTCTCTGTAGGCTTTTGCCCACCCTGCCTTACTATCTTCTACTGAAATCACAACGTCAGACTTCTGCATGTTCTCGCTGATGATAGGTAGCTTGTCTACGTTCTCACGTTCCACACTAAATCCCACACCAGTTCCACACATAAGTATGTACATAGCTTCATCAAATGATCTTGGACTATCAACTGGCAAATAGCTACAGTTATATCCACACGTGTTATCTCTTTCAAGGGCTTCCCCTGCAGTCATCATAGCTCTCATGGATGGCATAACTCTAAGACCTGTGATGTACTCTTCCATCATCTCTTTATCAACTTTGTCTAGCTTGTAGTTGTGCTTATCAAGTAAAGACTTCTCCATGAAGTTTACATATCTGCCAACTGTCTCGCCCCAGTTCTCTCTTCTTCCTTCTGCTTCTAACCAACGTGCATACCTAGACTTGTGTATGAACTCCTGATAAGAAGTTGGTAACATATTAGATGCCATCTTCGTCTTCTCCTATCGTCTCAATTAGTTTATTTAAATACCATTTTGCTTTTTCTAAATCTTCTACACCATTCTTATATTTATACCTAGCTAAATACTTAAGGATGTTTCCTTGTAAGTAAGATTCAAAACCATCGCCAGTTATAGAAGCTATAATATCTATAGTCTCTATGCTTGACGCATTGTAGTGTGCAGGATGGTCAACCATACTACTTTCTTCTTCTTTTATTCTCTTTAACATGAACTCTTTATAACCTAACATTAATCTTTTCTGAAATCTACTTTAACAACATTCTCCGATGTGTCAAGTATTTCACCTAAGTCTTCATCAAAATCTATCTCTATCTCGTCTGCATTAAAGTTAAACTCTATCTCAGTCTCACCACAACGAAACACTGTGTCTCCCTTTCGTCTTAGAAGAGCAAGCAATCCTTCGTACATGATTGACGCAACAGAATGATCCTCGTGGCAATCATATACTTTACCAGTGGTATCGTAAGTTACCATGTGGAACTTATCATCTTCTAGGTCAGACAAGACTATGTAGTACTTGTTCTTCTCTAGGAGCATACTTTGATCTGTGCTTTTCTTTTTCATTTCGTTAACCAATCTGCAGGGATTGTTTCATTCGCCCACTTGTAGTTGTGCTTGTCACACCAATCAGCGTAGGTAGTCTTGCTTCCTTTATATATCTTATTCTTTGCGTTCATAAACACCATGCGTATATCTAAGTCTTTGTGTTGTTGTTGCACAAGAACCATCTTAACCCTGTCAGCAGTGGTGAACTCCCCTTTAGCTTCTATGTAAATGTCCGTCTCTGGTATGTAGAAGTCAGGGTTGTAAGTTCTTATCTTAGGAAGATACTTAAACTTATCCTTTTCGTATTCAAATTTAATTTTGTTGTTTGCAAGGTAGGTAGCTAACTTAAGCTCAAACTTTGATCTGTATCCTACATTCTTTTTCATAGTTATGTTCTTCCTAGCTTTAACTTATCTAAGTTCTTGTGTATATACTGTGCCATAGTGGGTATGTACTTTTCAATCATAACAAGTTCATCTAGCAGGGGATAGACTGGTATACAGATAATCTTTCCGTTGTTAATGATAGTGCTGATTTCTTTAAATTGTTTTGTAAGCTTGTCCATGTCTCTCTTAGAAGACTCACCCTTAAGAGTTCCAGACTCTGAATAGTTATCACGTAACGTAAGAGGAATACCCCTGTCATGTTGTCTCAAGAAAACTATGTCTCTGCCACCACCTTTTTCTACATCTGATTCTACGTAGGCATGGTAGACTTCATCGTTTAACTCTAACAGTTTTGTTTGGTAGGTATGCAGAATTAGGGTGGGCATTACATTGCTTTCTTCTTTAGTACATCATACCATACTTTAGGTGGGTTCTTAGCCTTTGATGTTATCTTGCCAAACAACTGAGCCTTTGACCAACAACGTGAACGATAACCACACATGCCACATATCTTAGGTAAGGTCTTGTTGCCAGTTCGTACCACCTCACTCTTAACTTTGTAAGTCTCAAACTCAGACTTGAATGGCTTAACAAAATTAGGGTCAGGGTCTATTAATCTTTTAACTCTCTTCTCAGCATCAGCCATGTAGATTCTTCTGTCTTCATCTTGCCAATCAGGAGCTTCAACCATAGCCACTTCACCACTTGACTTGTTGATAACTATCCAACCACCAAAAGGTAAGCCAGTAGCTTCTGCATACAGATGACCTTGCATGATATAACCAAAGGGATCATCTTCCTTTATCTTATCGTAGCCACCATAGCCAGTGTACTTAAATTTAAATGCCCACTCACTTGCAGACTTAACATCCCACACTTTATCTATGCCCATCTCATCTCTTAAGATAAGGTCAAGTGTGCCATTGATTGTTTGTCCTGCAATGTTAAGTGAGACTGCCTTTTGTTTCTCAACGATCTCTACTCCTGCTTGCTCCATAATAAGAACTGCAACGGATTCAACTAAGTCACCAAACAAAAAACGAAACAGAGCATTGTAGTCCATCTCCTCAACAAGACCAGACCTCTCTAGTAGTTGCTGACAAAGAGGTCTACCTAAGCCAGACATTCTTATTCTGTACTCACGCTTCCTATTTAGTTGGATATCAACTGACTCTTTACACTCATCTGCAAAGTCTTGAGTAGCACTAGGGGAGATCGTGACTTCCCCCCTAGTAGCTCTCTGCATGTAGTCTTGGATTTTAAGCAGATTTAGCATTGAAATCAGCCGACAAGTCCTGTTCCTCACTAGGAGAAATGAGTTTCTGAGCTTCTCTAAACTGATTAAGAACGTTCTCGTTATGAGCCTTTACAGTCTCACTGAAGTCCTTCATCAATGTCTTATCTGTATCCAAGACTGCGACTTCCTTATGGAGGGAAGGAACTGGGATATAGTATACAACTGAGCCACTCTTAACTCTGCCCGTTGCTAACTTTATGACGACCTTTTGCATAATCTTCTTCTGCCTTGTAAGTCCGTCAATAAATTCTCTAATTGGTTTAAAGCCTGAACGCTTGAAGTATGCGACAAATGGGTGGTTGTCCATCTTAGCAGGATCACCATTTGCTTTAACAAAATCTCCACTGACCTGACCATATATAACTTGGTTACATGTGGCAGAACGTGACTTTAATTTTAGTGGGTCATCATCTGAAAGTAACTCTTCTTCTTTCATAGGTAATCTACCACACTTGTTTCCTGCTTGTGTATCTGGAAACTCACCTGATAGGGTAGGCTTCTGTACTGACTTGCAAGAGAAAGTTCCTTGCTCCATGTCCCACACACTCCACTCGAATGTACGTAAGATAGGTCGGATGTAAACTTCCTTAGCGTAGATGAACTCACCATCAACAAACATCTTCCACGAGCCACGAGTCAAAGCGACACCATCGTCTGTCTCTGTATCATAGTTAATGTTAAGTCTTGATAGTCCAGTGTTGCTAGACGTTGCTTTCGCTTGTCCAGTTAGTTCCATGAACTTAGCAGTATCATCATCATTGAACGCTGATACCAAGTTGTCCATGTCGTTATCGATCGTAGTCATATCATTTCCCATATCATTTCCTTTATATTTGGGTTTCGGTAATTTAACCTTAGTAATTTACTTCGGATAAGTCAAGCCAATTTTCACCTATTTTTAATTCTATTCCTATAGGCATGTCGTATTCTATGTCATACCTAGCTTTCGAGCCATCAGAAATAGATAGCATAGCATCAGATAATACCTTGATGCACTGATCTTTTTCCATTGGATGAACGTCAAGTACAATAGAATCGTGTACTGTGTTGCATATTACAGACTTCATCTTATCTTTTCTCATCACCTTGTCTAGCTCAACTAAGGCAATCGGCAGCAGGTCTGCAGTTGCAAACCCTTGCACTGGATAATTACAGATGGCAGTACGATTTGTAGCCGATCCCCAATCAGTCCACTTAGCATCAGGGAAAGCATACACCCTACCTGATGGTAACTTTATCTCTTTTGTCTTGACTGCTTCCTTCTCTAGTTCCTTGTGCCACTCTGTTACCTGCTCATACTTCTCTTTAAAGGCACTGTAGTAGGCTTGTTGGGCAGGTGTACCACTTACACCACCATACAAAGGTTTAAAGGTGTGAGCCTTCGCATCCTGCCTGCTACACCCTATGATAGATGCAGTGTAGTTATGAACATCAGTCCCATCCAAAACATCTTTGTAGGCTTGGGCATCTTTAGCTAAGAACCCTGCAACCCTAAACTCTAGCTGAGAGTAGTCACCCTCAAGAATAAAACCACCCTCGAATCGACTCTCGACTACCTTACGTATGGCAAACGTAGAACCACGTGGCATGTTTTGGAAGTTAGGATTACGAGAAGATAGTCTACCTGTAGCAGTAACACACTGCATAAACTCAGGATGGACAAAGCCATCATCATCCACATTGTTTTTCATACCCTCGACAAAGGTAGACAGGTAAGTACGAATGGCATTGTACCTAGAATAAGAAGTACAGAACTCACGGGCATCACCACTAAGTTCAAGTGATCTATCTTCTAGTGTAACTTTGTCAGTCTTAAATCCTGCAGACGCAGTATCTTTTGGATTGCGAGGTACAATCTTAAACCCTGCTACCTCGTTGGTATCCATGTACCTAGTTCCCTTGCCTTTACATGGCTTACATACTCTAAGCACCTTGCTAGGTTGTCCGTTCTTGTTGACCATCCTGACACGACCATTGCCTAGACACCCTGCACACATCTGACCTTCAGTCTTGTACACAACGTCAGTCATGTTCCTTACGTTTCTTATGAACACGTTAGCTTTCATACGAGTACGTAACTTAGGCTTCATGGTGTTGCCACGCATCTCATGTCCAAGATTAAATGTTGCTCCCCACATAGCTTTGTCTCTTACCTTACGTGAGTAAAGAAGTACACTCCTGTCATCAGGGCTAGATAAGTTTACAGGTGTATCACCCATAGCTTCTTTAGCCATAGTCTGTAGCTTAGTTTCCAAGTAGGAAAGTTCCTCATTGTATTCCTTTTCAATCTCATGCAGAGTATCCAAGTTAATCTTAAGTCCGTTCATCTCTATGCGAGTAAGAACGTTAGTCATTTCAAGCGACAGCCTGAGTGTTGGTATCAATGTCATTAAATAGTTCTCCAAATGTTGTGCCAAAGGCTTCAAGTTGTTTTACTGCTACCTCTTCCGTAGCAAGTACGTCTGCTATACCATATTCTTTCACAATCTCATAGGGTATATCGTAAAATGTTTTACCATCCTTTAAGTAAGGTGACACCAAGTCTTTCTGTTTCTCAGTAACACCATATCGTTTTGCAAGAGAGTCTAGACTAAGTGACCACCTCCTTGCCTTAGCTAATATGTATTCAGATACCATTGTATCATACACATGACCATCATAAACAAAACCACAAGAACGTAACCAAGTCAGATCAAACTTAAAGTTCTGACCTACCAATACATCAGCACTGTTCAGGTTATCTTGTAGCTTTTCAAACCAGCTATCGTCTACGTAGGCTTGACTGTCAGAGTGAAAGACAAAATCGTAAGTCACATCCTCTTCATCTAACCACTTATACCCTACAGATACAAGCCTATTACCAAAGTAAGGCAAAGCAGTACTGCCACCTGATTCCTTTGTTTTATGAGTTGTCTCCACATCCAACGTCAAGACGTTTAGTTTTTCTACCTCTACCATTATTACTCCTATCAGTGTTTATCATATGGCAATTAGCACAGAGTATTCTGCACTTTCTTATTTCTTTAAACAAGTTTGTTATCTTAGACTTCACAAGATTACTTACTTGTCTTGTCTTAACTCCAACGTGATCAAACTGTAGGGCATGTGCATTAGCTTTATACCCACAGATATAACAACCACACTTGACCTTAAGATAGTTAAGCCAGTATCTTCTTCTCTTTGCCCTAGCTAGCCATATAGCATAAGAAGGGTGTCTAAACTTACTAATAGTACACCCCCCTATGTACATCTATCTGGGCATTGATCATACCATGCCACCCGTTATTTTTATTTTTAGATATACAGATGTGTCTCATAACATTGTCAACTTCACTTGACCCCGTTTTACCTATGCCTATGATTACATCAGCTTCACCTGCTTTACCCGTTCTAGAATTGTCTAGCATAGAGTAGTCAATAAATTGACGATCATGTGCATCATAACTTGCCTGACTAACTGCCCATATAAGTAGTTGATTTCGCTTAGCAATTTCTCTTGCAGTCACATAAGTTTCTTTTAGTCTCTCGTCACCACGATTATATTGACCACTAATCCTAAACTTATCTAGCTGATCACAAAACATAATGTCAGGTTTGTTAAGCTTGGCATAGTCATCGACCTCTTCGATGGAAGTACCAACAGAGTCCATGATTGTTAGGTAAGGTTCTATCTCAACACGATACCTTTCTAACAAGCTAGCCTTCTGCATTACCATCTCATCTCTTGTCAATTCAAAATAAGATTGGATAATCCGTAGCTTAATTTTACCTGCAGGTTCTTCGTTAGCCCAATACGTAACCTTAAACTTCTGCTTGATGTAAGATGATGCAAGGAAACAACAGAAGGTAGTCTTACCTACTTCAGGTCTAGCAAATATAATTCCTAAGTTTCCCCTATCCATACCCTTAAGGTTTTCTTGGATAAGGTTGAAGTGAAAAGGGAAATCAGATACTCCTGCTTCTTCTTCTAACAACTGAGACAAATCTTTGTCTACTATAGTGTAGGTAGTCTTGTCACTCATACGACCATCTTCAACTGCATCGATTAGTCTTCGCAGTTCACCAAACTCTTCATTCTCACCTGTAAATATCTCAAGAGCTTTCTCACCTATCTGCCTTGCTCTATCTCTAAGCCACAGATTGTTAACCAAGTCTAGATGAAGTTCATCATTGTCAGTCGGTTTGTCATCGAGTTCAGATATGACATCTTGGATACGCTTCCTAGCTGAGTCAGGTACTGCAGGATTCCTGTCATTATATATACCTGACAACTCAGACTTAGTTAATGTCTTAGTGTACTTAGTGTGGGAATAAACTATCGTGTCGTAGATATCTTTGAGTTCCCTATCAAACATTTCTCTATCTATTTTATTCTTTACCTTAGCAAAGAAATCAACATCTAAACAGAATCCTAAGACTTGTTTATCTACTGATATAATTGTTGATGAAATCATCTCGTTCCTCTTTCTCCATATTCTTTAGGTCTTTCTTTAGTACCACTAACTTAGTAGGTACATAATTAGACAAATGCCTAACAATGTCAACTGCCTTACGAGTTGCATCTTTGTCTAAAGCCACGAAAATTTTTTTATAATTCTGGATTACTTGTATGTGTGAATCCAAAAGGGAAGTTCCCATCAAAGCTAATCCTGTCACTAAATTAGAAACAGAACATGCTGATGGGCAATCTTCCACAATAAAACAATTGTCACTAGTACCACACACAAAAGGGTGTTTGCTATTACCATACCTAAGCCATTTCGGTTTATTGTCAGTTAAATTTCTACCCGTTGCATCTACTACCTTATCTCCGTCTTTAACTAGGTAGGCTACCCTATCTCGTTGGAAGTCATATCTTATGTCAGCTAACCCTGCTAGGTAGGCATCGTAAGAGTTGGTTTTCTTCAGGTAGTTTTCTGCATTGATGTTGCGAGATAAAGATACAAACGTGTCAGGTATCTTAAATTTAACATCAGCTTCTTCTTTTATTGGTTCACGTTTAACAAATGCACTCTTTGAGTTTTCCTTAGTTAAGCTAATACCTGTTGCACCTTTAACGTTGCAATCTGCATGAAAGCAAAACCAAAGACGTTCAAAGCCATTGTCACTTACACTAAAGGTATTTGGTTTGCCACAAGCAGGGCAATCAGACCTAAAACGCCCATAAGGTGCAATAGTAAGGGATTCCACATGTCCTTTTATCCATCTAGGGTTCATATACTTGTCGCATCTTTATACTGCTTTGCATTAACAGTATACACTTGGGCTAACTTATCTAGCCAACCACTATCTTTGTCAGCAATATTTTCAATACGGGAGGTAGTAATATAGATAGGTATCCAAGTAAGGTAGTCTCTCTTGTTACCTACCTTGACTTGTTCCTTGTCTTCTAAACCTACACGTACTGCAGATAGCTTTGCCCAAAACACCCACTTATCGTCATGGGTTCTTTTAGTAACGTCAGTCTTTAACTCATTCATCATTGGCGATCCTCAAATCTTCTAAGTATAGTTTGATTGCATTTCGGATTAGATCAGCTACGCTTACTTGTACTGCATACCTATCAGATTCCCTAGTGGCAAACTTATCTAGTTCATTATAGTCAGCCACAGAAACTGTCAAGTTATAACTTTTAGTTTTGTCACCTATCTTATTTGGTCTAGCCATAGTATCTCCTCTATCCTCCCCGTGGGGTGTATCTCCCAATGGAATAAGGTCGTATAGCACGTAACCTAAAATAGTGTCAATAAAATAGATAAAAAAATAATGCTTGACCTATGTATTTAGTTAGTCGTATAACATACCCTGATCATAAATATAGGAGATAATATGACAAATAAGTACAGAACTAAAGAACAGATAGCTAAAGATGATTTACTCTTTTCTACTTGTTATGTGTGTGGTGATAAGCTTAGGGCATCTAAGCAACCTCGTGTTTCAGCTAAGAAATGTGCAGAATGTAAAGGCGATGGTCAATCAGATAACGCTGAAGTAAAGAAGTTGTTTAAGCAGTTACGAGCTAAGGCAATTAAACCTTCTGAAGATGAGATGACCTTTGAAGATAATCCTCGTGCAGTCAAAGAGAAAGACTACAGTAGGTTCTTTAGCCAAAGTATTAGTAATGGAAAGGGAGTAGATTTATGAT